GCGCGCGCGAGCCATTCCCTGTCCCAGTCGTCGAGTTCAATCGCCACGGTCCACCTCCGCGATCCGCTTGCCGATCCAGGCCATGCACGGCACGGCCATGCTGTTTCCGAGCGCCTTGTAGCGCGGCCCGTCCGGTGCCTCGGGCGACTTGCGCCACGGTATGTTGGTGTAGTTGTCGGGGAAGCCCTGCAGCCGCTCGCACTCCACGGGCGTGAGGCGGCGGACTTGCATGGCGACCGCGTGGACAGCAGCGACCTGCTGCGTAACCTCGCTGCTCTGCGGGCTGCGGCTCGGGTCATTGCTTGCCGTCAGCGCAGGCGCCACCGGCTGCGCGACCCGTGCGCCCTCGTAGCCGCCAGACTGGTGCGAGCGCAAGGTGCCAATCAGTTCCTCGGAGCAGTTCTGCTCGCCGTCGATGCCATACGCCACCGGCTGCGCGACCGCCACCGTCGCAGCGCCGCCCTTAGACCCGCAGCCCATCGCGTGCGTCGTGCCGTCCTCGCTGCTGATCGGGTCTTGCGTGGGGTGGAAGGCGACCGGCTGCGCCACAAACTGATCTTGCGCCGCCGCCAGCGTAAAGGCGCGTTCCTCGCTGCCGAGGTAGCCCTTGCCCGCCTGCTTGCCGATGTTGGTGCTGCCGCGCGAGCCGTCCTCGCGCTCAACGCCGCCGCGGACTTTGAATACCTGCGCGACCATGTTGTAGCACTCGTCGCCCGCCGGGCCGCCGCTGCCCTTCGACCACTTGCTGCTTACTGTGCCGGCGATGCGACCGCCATCAGGGCCACCTCCAACGCACTCGCTCCACGCTAGTTCTTCGTGGTTGTTGCGGCTGATTCCAAAGCGCGCTGCAATTGTTCCGGCAACTGCTTCCCGCGCTTCCCGGCTCGGCGGAGAATCCCGGCGCACGCTTTCGCGCTCAAAAAGAACCTGGGCGGCACGCTGCCAGTCTCCAAGATGTCCGACAACGAACACACGACGGCGGCGCTGGGCCACTCCGAACCATTGAGCGTCCAGGACTCGGTAGGCCCACCCATACCCCAACTCCCCCAGCGCCCCGAGGAAGGTGCCAAAATCCCGTCCTCCGCCAGATGACAGGACGCCGGGGACATTTTCCCAGACAACCCATCTAGGCCGGTAACGTTGAGCGATTGCAAGGTACGTGAGCATGAGGTTTCCTCTGGGATCCTCAAGCCCTTTGCGGAGGCCCGCGACCGAGAAGCTTTGACAGGGGGTTCCTCCAACGAGAAGGTCAACTGTTTCATCGGGCCACTCCTGGAACTTGGTCATGTCGCCGAAGTTCGGGACAGACGGATAGTGATGCGCCAACACGGCGCGCGGAAACGGTTCGATTTCGCTGAACGCCACCGGCTGCCAGCCAAGCGGGTGCCAGGCGACGGATGCGGCTTCGATGCCGCTGCACACCGAGAGGTAGCGGAGGCTCATGTCCGCCCCTGCTTGTGTACCCACACCTCTACTTTGGTGTCAGGATCTACGAAATTGAGTTCGGGGTTGCACCAGCAAGGCGAACCGTCCGTAACATGTTCGGTTGACAGCGCGGCAAGTTGCGCCTTTCGCAGCGCATCCTCGGCGGCGCGAAGGCGAACATAAGCCGCCTCTCGCCTGTTCCGGGCATCTTGCGCATCCAAAGCCATCTTAACGGCCGCCTGCTTGGCGGCTTCGCCGGTTCTTCGCTTAGACGCTTTGCGCGCGCGCCATGTAGCGTGCAGCGACAAGCGTGATTCGCTATATACCGCACGATGCCACTCTCTGCGCGCCGCTTTGCGCTCCGCTTTTAGTTCGGGAATCGTCTTGCTCATCCTTCCACCCTCAAAAAGAAGGCCGGGAGCGGCGCGAACCGCCCCCGGCCGGTTGCTCACGCCCGACGACGACGGCGACCCGGCGCCGCCTCGTCAGCCGCAGGAGCCTCAACCGCTTCGCCGCTTGCGGCGTTGCCGTCAAGGTTCACCCACCCGACGATTTCAAAGATCGGCGTGAAGATGCGCCCGTACATCTTGTGCTGGTAATGCTCCTTCTTGAGTCGCACGACCGGCACCGGCAGGTCAGGGTTGGTTTCGACCTGTGCGGCAATCGCTGCCGCCAAGCCCTGCACGGCACGCTTGCCGCCCACGGATGTCACGGTGTAGCGGGCTTCCAAACCCGCATCCTCACCGTTGACGCACTTGAGCGAGAAGCCCACCTGCGTCTCCCACCCCTTCTTGGCGGCCTCGGGCGCCGGGCCAATCTCCGGGAGCGGCTGCGTAACCGGCCCCATCTTCTCGCCCAACACCTCGCCCGCACCCCAAGCGATGAAGCCGTGGATAAAGCTGAACGGGTTGACCGCCCAAGTGGAGTCATCCTCCACTTCGGTTTGATCGGCACCGAACACCCAATGGCCGGTCTTGTCCATCTTGAGGATGGTCACACCGACCGTGCCCACCGCCGTGTCAAGCGACTTGAGGGCGGTGGCGAGGGTGGTGGGCGCCGGTAAACCGGCCTTCTGGAACAACGAGATTTCATTCGACATGACTATTAATACTCCTTACACAAGTTTAGAAAGAGCCGCAGTCAACTGCTGCCCGATTTGCAACACCGCCGGTCGGGAATCGCTTTCCGACGCGAGGGTGGTGCCTGACGACGCCATGACGGTCAAGCCTTCCGGCAAAACCTTCTTGGCGGCTTTCAGCTTTTTCTCCGCCTGCGCCGGAGAGACAAGCTCCGTCACAAGCGGGTCGATTCCGAGGCCGACGAGGGCGATTTCCGCCGCCTTCTCGTCAACCCATTTGCGGGTGCCGCGCTTCTGTACGAGCTTGAAGCCTGGCACCTGATTGCCGGACTCTAGCACTTGGAGCGCAAGCGCGCGCAAGTCGCTGATCCAGCCTTCAAGGATGTCCGCGCGTTGCAGCATGACGCCAAGCTGCGTGGCGTCCAGTTCCTTGATGGTCTTTTGCAACGCCCGGTCAACCGCGCCCGTCATTTGCGGGCAGATGGGCTTGGCGGCGCACCACCTGCAATGATCGCCCACCGCAAGCGCCGCATCGGGGCGCAACGCCGTGTGGACGGCAAGCGCCAGGTCAGCCTCAAAGCGCCGGATGCGGTCGGGCGTTGTGACCCATCGCTTGGGGTCAGAGGGCGGCTGCGCGATGACGAGTTCGATTTCCTCCGCGCCGTCAAACACCCACTTGGTTGCGGGCGTGCGCATCGCGGCAGCGGCGTAGAACATGAGCTGTTCGTTCTCGACGGGCGACACCGGCACGCCGTCACCAAACTTCCAATCCCAGACGATGGCGCGCTTGCCGATGCGGCCAAGCACGTCAGCCGATCCGAACACGCCGGGGAGGAAGTCGCCAAAGCCGACCACGGCTTCGATGGCGAATTCCATCTGCTTGTCGGGGTCAACGGCGTCGAGCATCGCAAGCGCCGGCAGGATCTTGGCTTCCATCAACTCAGGGGTAAGTTCCTCGCCCTCGTAGGTCGCGCCCAAGAAGTTCGCGGGCGGCTCGTCATGCTCAAGGATCTTGGCGATGACATCGTGAAGCAAGGTGCCGCGCAGGGCATCCTTGGATGCGGGCTTCGGCGGGACTTGCTGAACGAGCTTGACGCTGCCAGGGCAGGCCATGACGCGCTTGGCGGTAGACCCGCCGACGATAGTGCTGTGTGCCATATCAAACTCCGATAGTGGATTGAGTGAGCCGCTAGGTTAGCCGCAAGAATCTAGGTTGTCAAGCATTGTCTTTTCAGATAGTCTTGCGGCATGAAAGAATCCGAATTGGAGACGCATTTCGATTGGGCGGTGCAGGTTGCCGGGGGCAAGACCTACAAGTTCCGATCCCCGACGCAGAACGGCGTGTCCGACCGCATTGCTTGCTTCCCGGACGGTAGCACTTGGTTCGTGGAGTTGAAGGTTAAGGGCGGGCGCATCGACCCGCTGCAAGCCTTGTTTGCGGCGGACATGAAGCGGCTGAACCAGTCATACGCCACGATTTGGACGAAGGAGGACGCCGATGCTTTCGTTGCGGCGGCAACACAATGATTATCCGCCCTGTTTCGCTTAAATTTGCGCAAGAGTTTGTTCGGCAAAATCACCGTCACAACAAACCACCTTCGGGGCATAAGTTTAGTATTGGCCTATTTGACGGCGACGTGTGCGTGGGCGTTGCTACCGCAGGACGCCCTATTGCACGGATGCTTGATGATGGGTTGACTTTAGAAGTGACGCGAACTTGCACCGATGGCACTCGAAACGCTAATTCAATGCTGTACGGCGCTATTGTTCGTGCGGCAAAAGCACTTGGGTATCTGAAAGTTGTGACGTATACGCAGCACGATGAAAGCGGAGCTAGTTTGCGTGGTGCGGGATGGACTCCGATTGCGCATTTACCCCCGCGCAAAGGATGGGATTCGCCTGGACGTCCTCGCGCGGACATTGGCAGCGGTGGCGTAGCGCGCGTTCGTTGGGAGCGCGTATGCAATTAAGACCCTATCAAGAAACGGCGGCTGACTTCCTCTACGAGCATGACCGGGCGATGATGTTGGCGTGGGTTGGCGCCGGCAAGACCGCTACGGCGCTCACGGCCATGCGGGATGCCCTGCGCGATGGGGTGGTCAAGCGGTGGCTCGTTGTCGCGCCCCTGCGCGTCTGCCGCTACGTGTGGCCGTCTGAGGCTGCCAAGTGGACGCCTGATGTCAAGGTGGCGGTGGCGCTCGGCGCGTCCAAGGCGCGGGCTGCGGCGCTTGCATCCGATGCCCGCGTGGTCGTCATCAACTACGAGAATCTGGCGTGGCTCGCCGGGCAACGGTTTGACTTTGATGGCGTGGTGTTTGACGAGCTGACGCGCCTCAAGAACCCCTCCGGCGTGCGGTTCAAGGCCATCCTCAAGCGCCTGGAAGATGTCCCCATCCGGTGGGGGCTGACCGGCAGCTTCACGTCCAACGGCCTTGAGGACGTGTTCGGCCAATGCAAAATCATCGACCAGTCGTTGCTTGGTCGCTCCAAGGGCGCGTTCCTGCAACAGTATTTCCATTGCATCAACCGCGACCACGGCCAATGGGAGCCGGCGCGCGGATCGTTGGAGCAGGTCATGGCGCGCATCAAGCACGCAACCTTCGTGCTTGAGCCTGGCGAGTACGCCGACACCTTGCCGCCGCTGCACGTCACCCCGCTGCGAACCGTCCTGACCGACCGCGAACCCTACCAGAAGATGAAGCAGGACTTCGTGGTGCGCTTCCCTGACGCGCAGGCGGTCGCCGTCAACGCCGGCGCCGTCACGCAGAAACTTCAACAGATGGCGTGCGGGTGGGTGTACGACACCCGTAAGACACCCAACCCCGCCAAGCCGGGCAAGTTCATCGTCACGCAGACCCCGGTGTGGTTTTCTAGCCACAAGTTTGACTTGCTAGAGGAAGTTCTTGACGGCAATCAGCGGGTGAACACGGTGGTGGTGTACAACTACGTCGAGGAACAAGCAGAGTTGTTGCGCCGCTACCCCCATGCCGCCACAATAGACCAGCCAGGCGTAGTGGATCGGTGGAACCGCGGCGAAGTGCCGCTGCTGCTGATTCACCCCCGCTCGGCCGGCCACGGCCTCAACTTGCAGCACGGCGGGAGCCATATGGTGTTTCTGTCGCTGCCGTGGTCGCTAGAGGAATACGAGCAGACCGTTGGTCGACTGCACCGCAGCGGTCAGCGGCAGGATGTGTGGGTCTATGTCTTGCTTGCCAATCAGACGATTGACGAGCGTATCTGGTCGGCGCTGCACGACAAGCGTGCGGTATCCGACATAGCCATGAAGGAGTTGACCGAATGAACTGGACGCAACTGAACGCTGCCATGAAGGGCATGGGCGAGGAACAGGTGCTTGAGCTGCTGGTGGCCGAACGCAACGGTCAGCGCCGCAAGGTGTTCCTTGAGCGCCTGCACCAGCGGTACACGTCGATGCGCGCCGCGCGCGAGCGCGACGAGATTATGGCCGAGGCGCGTCAGGCGCGAGGTTGACCCACCCTTGCAGGGCGCGTAAGCGTGCGCTTACGGCGTCACAGGAGGCTGCGAGGTCGCGGAGGTCGGGGCCGATGTCTGGCCCTGACCCTTCTCCAGAATCCGCTCCAACCTGTCCTGCATCGCTCCCGGCGGCGGGGGCGGCAGCATCAGTTCCTTCGGAGGGCGGCTTGGGGCTGCGCACGGGGGCGGTGCGGCACAGCCGGACAGGAGTAGCAGGCTGAGGCCGGCTAGCAAGACCATCCAGCTCCGAGCGGTAGGCGTCGAGGGCAGTCTCGGCACGCGCGCGATCAGCGCGTTCAACCCGTAGTTCAGTCTCCAGACGGCGAATTTCCGGTTCCAGTTCATCGCGCACACCCTCGCGGATCTTGTGGACGCCCCATGCCGCAGCCGCCACGACGGCAACGGCGGCAATCAGATGGGGCAGGTAGCGAAGCAGCCAAACGGGCATCATGGCCGCAAGTCTGTCTGAAAGGCTTTCCCGTCGCAAGCGGCTTTGTCGGTCATCCACCCATGATGGACGGCGTGGCTGCACCACACCCGGTCATCCTTGCGGGTGAGGAACGCCGACCAGAAGCACACCCGGCAAGGCAGCGTGGCTTCTTTCACTTTGCCCGGCGTTTCCGTAGCCATGTCAAGTAGTCCGCAGCGGCTTCAATGTCGTGTTCCACCCGCACCAGGCCAAGCTCGTTGGCCTGCGGGTCTAGAATGACGGTGCAGGACGGGGCGATCATGGACGGCGGCAGGCCAAGCGCATCGGCGTAGGAGTCGTGAATCTTGTATGACCCAAGTTGCAGCAGGTGCGCAAGATGCCCGGTCGCCGGGATGCGCAAAAGCTGGTACCCGCCCGTATGCTTGTGGCCGGAGACAATCACGTGGTCGTGGTGCGTGAGCTTGGCGGCGCGGAGCTGCCCGTGGCTCGGGTTCCACATTGAGTTGCCGGGCCAGTCGTGGCGGGCGGCGATGCGCACCTCGGCGCCGTTCTGGAACGTGAGCGCGATGCGGACGGTATGATCGCCCGTCAGCGTCACCCCGGCTTGCCGCTGAATCCACCGCAGAGGGTCGCCCGCGCCGCTCCAATGGTCGTGGTTGCCCTGCACCATAAACAGCCAGTCCTCGCGCAGTTCCTCGACAAGCCACTCAACGAGCTGCCACGCCTGCCCCGCAGTCGTCTCCTGCTCGCCGTATAGGCGGGCGAGACGGCCAATCCAGTTGTTTTGCAAATCGCCTACGCAGGCGGCGTATAGCCCAGGCGTGGCCTTGATGATGTTGATGTCGCGCTCAAGCTGCCCGAGGTCGGTGTAATCGTCATCCACATGCGGGTCGCCAAGCAGCGTCACGCCGATGGGCGCGTTCCCGCGTACCTTGACCTTGACTAGTTTTCGCGCCTCGGCAGCGGCGTCCTTGCGGGCAAAAGTCGCTTTCCTGCGGTCAATCAATTCGCGGATGTCAATTTTGCCCGAGGGTAACTTCGGGGCTTCCAGCAGTTCGCGCTTGCGCGGTGCGCTCTCCACCACCCCGTTCGCGGTGCGGAACCGTGCCGCCGGGTCGTAGGTTGAGTCGGGCACCGGCACGCCGCGCGACTTCAACCCGTCAATGCGCTGCGACAGCGCGCGGGTGTTGATGCCAAGTTGGCGTGCGGCCTCGGCGCGTACCCCCTTTGCGGCATTGAGCGCCGAAAGGATTTGTTCATCCGTTGCTTTTTGAGCGGGCACGCGGCCTCCGGTGTGTGAACGAAGCAAGTGCCTGCTGTAGCAGACTGCCGAGAGTATCCACGAATACTTCGTCGTGTGAAAGTTTATGGTTCATCTCGTCAAGCAGGGCGTGGACAAGTTCGTGGCAGAAAGTTTGTTGGACGGCAGTTTCGGGTTGATCGCCGCGGATGTCTATGCGATGCAAAGTCGGGTCGTACATGCCGACCGCGCCCTTGGTGTGCGGCCATTTGGATAGGGGCAGAATGCGCACGGCGATTTCATGTCCGTGCAGCCGGAACCTGCGCGGGATGCCGAGGCGGGTGTGTCGGTCATCCGCGCGCATGACGGGGCGTTACGCCTCGTTGTCGCTTGCCGGCTGCCCGTTGTCAGCCAACAGCGGCAAGCCGTTGGTGTTGGGCGGCGGAGCATCTAGCGGCCATCGGTAACCCAACACGCGGCTCTTGACGAACGGGGCGATGGTGACGGCGTTGCCCTGATTGCCGCCCAAGACCATCAGCCGGTTCCATTGATCCTGACCGACGACGAAGCCGACATGCCCACCGCCAGGACGCTTCAAGCCGCCGTTGAACACGACGATGCACCCCGGCTGCGGCTTGGGCAGCGCGTAGCCGTAGTTGAGGTACGCCCGCGCGCGGTACCAGTCCTTGGGCTTGGCAAGGCCGATGTCGGTGAGGCACCCGCCGACGAACGCACCGCACCACGGCGTCTCGTCATCCGTCCACCAAGCGTTGAGCTGCCGCAGCCACCGGGCGATGACAGGCGCGGTAGTCTTGCCGGGGATTTCCTGCACGCCGACAAAGCGCCGTGCGTGCATCAGCCAACGGGGGCCGCTCACGGCTTCACCCCGGTGACGAAGTAAAACACCAGCCCGATAAGGCCGATGACGAGCGCGACCAGCCCGGTGCCGATACGCAGCCCGATGCCAAGCAGCAACTTGTTGAGGGACGCTTGGCTTTCGGTCAGGTGGCGCACCTGCACGGTCAGTTCCGACACGGCGATGGTGGTCGCGCGACTGCGCTCGGCGCACTCGACCAAGTGATCGTTCAGCGCCGCCGAGGTGCCAAGCGCCAGACGCTCAACCGACCGCAGGCGATCATCCTGCGTATCCGAAAGGCCGGACACGTCACTTGTCCCGCAGCGGCGTCGTGGTGACGGCGCGCAGTACGAGGTTGGCAAGCGCACCCACGGCGAGGATAGCCGCCGCCACCTTGGCGCCGAACAGCGTGGTCAGATGCCCGCCGATCAGCTCTAGGCCGCCCAAAACGGCAAGGAGGATGTTCCACCAGACGGTGCGCGACTTGAACGCGCCTTTCAACAGGTCGGTCATTGGGGCCTCGTATTAAAGTCCAAGCCGGTTAAGCGTTTCGGCTTCGGGGGAAACAAACGGTGCGTTTGCGGCGCCTGTAGCCGTGCCAAGGCCGATAGACAACGGCGGCATCTGCCACTTCCGACCGCCGCGCATTTCAAAGGCGGCTTGCTGCGCGCGTTGCGTGGCGAGTGCGTTGGCGGTGCGCCGCGCAACCGAACCCGTAGCCCCGACGCCAAGCGCGACCGCAGCGGCGGTCTTTGCATCCACTTGCGGCAGATACATGCCGACACCCGCACCGGCATACAAGCCGCCGCCAAGCACGGAGCGAACCCGCAGCGATTCACCGAAGGAAGTCAGCGATGCGGCCAGTTTGCCGCCTTGCGCTACCTGCTCAATGAACTGGCGTTCCTCTGGCGTAAACAGTCGCATTTGTCGCGGGTTGCGCGCGACGTTCAGAAACTCCCGTCGAACCGCGTCGTCAAGCGGCTGCCGCGACAACTTAGCGCGGCGGAGCAATTCTTCCATGCGCTCGCTTTTGCTGACGGCCGCATACAACTGCCGCGCCTGCTGCAACGAAGCCACCGCATCGGGATAGCTGCCCGACATGACCGACGAAGGCGGGGCGTTCAGCACGAAATCGTCAATTTCGTCGGCCAATTCGCTGCCGAGGCGGCGGATGTTCGGGTCGGTGCTTTTGCCCAAACGCTTTTTGATGTTGCTGCGAGCCGTATCCAACTCGCTGATAGTGCGCGCTTGCCCTGCGGACTGCTCCAACTGCCGGATTTCAAAATCGACTGCACGGTGCTGATCGGGGTCGAACCCCGTAAGTCGTCCGCGCACGCCCGACAAGAACCCGTCATAGGCGGCGGGGTCAAACGCTACGCCCGAAGCATCTACGTCCGCGTAGGCTTGCGCGGCTTGCGCCTTCATCTTCGGCAGCGTTGGCGCGCGCACCCCGCCGACGTTAAGCGCCTTGGCCGTACCCGCACCGCCAAGCACACCGCCAAGCACGCTTGCCACCCCGTACACATACGGGTTGTCAAGCACGGAACCTTCTTCGGTGAAGTCCGACACCGCTTGGGGCGCCGTCGCAGCGCCTACCGCCGCGCCCGTTTGCGTGGCGGGCGCGCGCCCCAACTCACGCAAGACATTCTGCGTTGTGCCAGGCGCCGTTTTACTCGCCAACTTTAGCAGCGCGTTAGCCGCCGTACCGGCGCTTGTCGCCGCTTCGGCTCCAGCGGCCAAGTACCGCTGCCCGGAGGTAGTCGGCTCCCGAAACACATTCGGCGCCACGCTTGTCAGCCCTTGGCGGACAACATCTGACGGCACAGGCAGTCGGTTTTCCGACCCAAGCGCGCCAGCACCAAGGTTGTATAGCGTAGCCGTAAGATCCGTTGCGCCAAGGGCAAGCGGCGCCGCCACCGCCCCGAAAGGCCCGCCAACCGCCGCACCGCCGCCGGCGGCGAGGGCATACGGCGCTACTGCGCGGTTAATCACGCCGGCGTACTGCCCTGCCGCGCCAGAAGATTCGGGCGCGGGCGCGGCGGCTTTGGGCTTTGCCGCCGCCGCTCGAAGGCGCGCGCGAGCAAGCGCAAGCGCCTGCTGTTGCTCTAGCGTCAGGGCTTCTTCTGCCACAGCTTCTTTTCCTCTGCCGTAAGCGCGTTCCACACGTCGGCGGGGACGTTGGCCGGTTTGCCGCCCGAAGGCGCGGTGCGCGCCGGCTTGGAGATTTCCGTTTTCGGCCGTCGCGTGGCTTGGAAGAACGGGTCAAGCTCGCCGCTGCGGATGCGCTGGTTGAACCGATCAATCGCGCGCTCTTTCATGCGCGCGCGGATTCGCGCCATTTCGGTAAGCGTCTGCTGATTGAGCGCAATAGTACCCGACACGACTTCGCGCAGGTATTCGCGTTCGGCAGGCGTATCCAAGCCTCGCGCACCGATGCCCAAAGCCTGGATATTGGCGAACACATCCTGGCCAAGCACCGCGTTGAGCAGTTCCGTATCGCGCACTTTGGCCGCTGCGGTCTTGTCGCCCTTGACGCTTGCGATAAGGCGGTTGAACTCCAACGCAATCGGCGCGGTGATGCCGGTGGCGGGCTGCCCTTTCTCCAGCAAATCCAACGCCGCGTTGTCCCGCTCCAAATCCGCTGCGGCTTTTTCCGCAGCGGCATACGCTGTCAAATCAGCTTCACCCTGCCCCTTACCGACTACTTTGGCGTATTCAGTTTCCGCTGCCGGAAGGAATGTGTTGACCGTCGTGCGCGGCGCGTTAGGCGACGGCGTGATGGCGGCAACCGATCCCGGCACAATGGTTGCGGGGCCACCACCAAGGTCGGCCATCTCAATGACCCGCTCGTACCCGCCCAAAGACTGGTTGACGCGGTGCCGCCGCATCTGCTGTTCCGGCGTCAACCCCGCCGTTTGCATTTGCCCCAAAACGCCCGAAATAACTTTAGGGTCGTCAGGCAGACCATTAAAAAACGCGACTTCTTCCGGGTTAAGCAGTCCTATACCGCTCATGCTTGACACCCACGGTGCAAGCGCCGCCTTGTTCAATTCGCCGGGCGACCGCAAAAGCGATCCTGCAAGTTGGGCGAAAAACTCCGTTCGCTTAACGCGCGCCTCAAGGTCTTTGGTATCCGCACCAACGCGCTCACCGCGCGCCTTGTGCATGGCCGCCACATAGTCGGCGCCTCCAGGCGTGCGCATCAATTCGTCCTCGGGCGCGCCGCGCGCAAGCGCCTGCTGCAACGCCATCGCGTTCGACTGCTCCCGCTCGGCGGCTTGGAGTTGCAGGGCGTTCAGTTGCTCGGCCTGCGCGTTCACACGCCGCCCGCGCGCGAACTCCTGCCCCCGCATGTACTGCTCAAGGAAGTTGACCGGCTGAATCTGCGTGTCTCCGATGATAGGCATACCGAGTCCTCAACCGTAGCCGATGTAGCGCGGGCCTTGGTAATTGACCGCCATCGTGTTAGCGCCGGTAGACGTAGGCGCGCGCGCACCGCCACCAAACATTCCGTACCCCAAAGCCGCTTGGCCGAGGGCGTTGGAGATAGCATTGGCAGAGCCGATGTAGCCCGACGCGCGTGCGCGGCCCGACTCCATCATCATGTTGCCGGCGTTGACGCCGTACTGCCCGGCGGCGTTCGTCACCTGATTGGTGGCGGTCTGCCCGGCGCCGTAAAGGCCACCAAGCGCGCCGATGCGCTCGTTCTTAAGCGCCTGTGCGCGGTTAAAGGCGTTCATGTACTCTTGCGAGGCCATGTCCTGCCCGAAGCGTCCTGCGGCCTTGAGCGCAGCACCCGACATCATGCCCCCGCGAGCTGCGGCGGTGCGGTCAAGCGCCTTCATGCCTTCGGACAGCCGGAACCCGTAGCCGGGATCCATTTCAAGGTCGGCCATCGTGTAGTTGCGGCCAAGGCTGCCGTAGCCCGATGATGCGGGGTCGCCGCCAAGCCCAAGCATCCGCAACAGTTCGTTCTGACTGGTGATGCCCGCCTGCCGAAACGGCTCGTTGAGTTCAACCTGCCGGTCGAACATTTCCTTCTGCAACCGCGCCGACTGATCGGCCGCCTGCTGCTGCGCGCGCGATGCTTTTTTGGATGCGCGGGAAGCCATACCGCCGCCAATGACGGCGCTGCCAAGGATTGCAGCTGATGTACCGATAGCCATTACGCGACCTCTCTCATAAACGTGCGCTCCATTGGGCGAAACCCTTTGCGCGCGTACAGATTCGCCATTTTGCCAACGCGCTCATCTTCAAGAGCAATCATAAACAGCGCGGTTGCGCTTTTTGTGGTTGCCCACGATTCAATCGTGCGATACATGGCTTGCCCTGCGCCTTTGCCTCTGGCCTCTGGGGTCAGCCACCACCACAGTTCTTGGACTACCGTAGTGGCGGGGCTAAAGTACATAGGGTAGGCCAACGCGCCGGCGATGCCAACCATTTTGCCGTCATCTTCCGCAAGCCACACCCCGATATCGGGGTTCTCTACCGCCGAAAGGAAAAAGTCAGCGTAGCCCTCGTCGTCAAACGGAATGACGTTGCGGATAGGGGATGCCGCGTGAAAGGCGTGCGCTAGGGGCAGATATTCCGCGAAATCGTAAGCGGTGGCGTTGCGGACGATCACGACACTTCCCTGCCCGAACAGCGGATGTTGATGGCCGACGCCGTACCGGCGATGGTCGAGATATACCCGCCCGGTGCCAGGATGTGGCCGACCAGTTCGGGGAAGGTGTAGGTTTCGTTCGGCAACAAGGTCTTGGTCTTGACGATCAAGTTCTGGTTGCCCGTCGAGTCGTACTGCGTGACCAAGTTGACCGACAGCGTAGCCGCCGACGCGCTGTAGTTGGTCGCCGTGAACTTGTCGATGATGGCCGACACGTTCGCGGCGGTGTACTGCGTGGTTTGCGCGTTCTCCGCCGTCTTGGACGGAATCAAGGGTTTGACGCTGACTGCCATGACCTACCCCTAGAAAGTGAACACCATACGAACGCGGCCGCTTTGGCCGGGTTGACCGCCAAGGTAGCTGCCTTCGCCGCCGCCGCCCGCCGTCAAGCCCCCATCACCCGCAATCGGAAGGCCGCCTGCCGAAGTATACGCCGCTCCGCCGTTGCCGGTAGTGTTTGTGGTGTTGCCGCCCGTAGCCGTGCCGCCTGCACCCTGCGTCTGTAACGGCCCGGCGTTGCCCGGCTGACCACCATTGGCGGTCATCGTCGTGATGGTGTACGTGCCGCTGTAGACGTTGGAGAAGCCACCAGCCGTAGCCGATCCGGCGCCCGCACCTGCGGCGCCCACGGTATACAGGATTGTCTTGCCGTCCTGCCCGGTCAAAGTCAGCGCGGTCTTAGAGTATCCGCCGCTGCCGCCGCCGCCGCCTTCAACGATGTCCGGTTCGCCTGGTACGCGGAATGACTCGTAGCCCGTAGCGCCACCGCCACCGCCGCCCCACACTTCGATAGTGACGTTGGTTGCGCCTGTGGGGATAGACACCGACCCGGTGCCGGCTTCGGAATAGTCGTACACCCCGGCGCCCGCGCCGCCAGGGCTGCCGTTGAAGAACGACGCAAGCGTGGCGCCGCTCATGTCAGGTCAGCCCCGCCCCGCTGATAAGCCACGACGCGCCCGAAATCTTAATAAGGGTAGCGACACCGTTACGCGCAAGCGTGCGAGTGCCCGTCGTGGTGCTGTTGGCGAGGGTCATCGTATCGGTCGTGATGGCGATGGACAGCGCCGTAGCGTTGAGGTTGACGATGATGATGACGGTGCCCAACGGAAACGCCGTAGCGCTGTTGGCCGGAATAGTCAGCGTCAGGCTAGTGCCGTTCATCACGACCGCTTTGCCGCGATCCGACAACAGCAGCTCGTAGTTGGCGGTCTTGGAGTTGGTCGGCGCGTCTCGGTAGCCCACGGCATAGTCGGCGCTGACCGCAGCGTTATCCGGCACGGTCGGCGTGCCGGTAAACGTCGGGCTGTCAAGCGGCGCGTAGGTAGCAGCGGCGGCGGTCGTGGTGAGGGCGTCGGTGATGCCGTAACCCGCAACCGTGGCCGGGGTGCTGGTAATGTCCGCCCACGCCACGCCAGCCAGACTCAAGTCGTTGAGGCCAGTCAAGTCATCGTAGGTGCCAAGCGTTACGTCAGCCGAGGTCTTGAGGACGAACTTGTAGGCCACGCCTTCGGTCAGCCAGATTTCCTGCGTGACCCGACCTGCCGAGTCAAAGATAATGGGGTTAGTGTGCGGCGTAGCCCCTGAAGCGGAGGTGTAGACCGCTTCGGGCGTGGTCGTACCGGCCTGATAGGTGAAAATCTTGCCGCCCGCCAACGGATTGCCGTTGTTGTCAAAAAACTGCGCGCCGGCACCCGCCAGCGGGGAAAGGAACACGGTCATATGTACACCTGCGTCATGGTGAGGATGACGGAGGGGATGCCAGGGACAACCCCCGCCGCCGCCTTGGATTGTACCTGCACGGTCGTGTCATCAACCGCCCACATCAACTGAAAGTAGTCGCCGTCCGACATGGAGACAAACAGATTGGCGGCCACGAATACCTCGGCGTTGTTGCCTTGAATTCGCACTTCGGAGGCAGAGTCTGCAATGTTGTTGCCGTTGATGCGCCCCCACACCCAAAAGAGGCCGGTGCCGCCCGAAGTCTTGTCCAGTTGCAGTGAAAACTGCATGTTGTAGACCGCCGGGCGTGTGACCTTGATGCGGGTAGAATCCGCCGGATCGACGTACACGCCATAGCGGTTGGACGACGTGTTGAACTTCATGCCGTAGGCCGTGTTGATGGCCGCCGCCGTCTGCGTAGTCGTGTCGTAGAACTGCCCGTAGTTGATGGGGTTTGGCTCAAATCGCGGGGGGCCGACTTGCAACCCGCGCACCGCCGCTTCAACTTGCGACAACTCAGCGTCGGTCACATTGTTCGGCGGCGTCAGTTCCAGATCGGCAAGCGTGGCGTCGGTCGTACCGCCGCCCGTCAGCCGGAACTGATTGTTGAGGTAACGGAACCACTCCCGCGAGATAAGCCCCGTCCGCGCATCAATCAGCGGAACGCGCGGCGCAGGGATGTTGGTGATGTTCTGCGCGTTAGGCATTGGTGCCGTCCAGAATCAGGTCAGCACCCATGATGGCCGTCACAACGGGGTCCGAACCAGACACTTCGTACACCCGGTCGCGGGACTTGAGCGTAGCACCCAAGCGCGTCCAAATGACGCGGGTCTGCGTAGCCCCGATGCGGCCGACGTCCTTCCAATGCTCATGGCTCCACGTGTGACCGCCATCGTCCGACCACCGCAGCATCATTTTGGGGTCTGAACCTTGCGTAACGGCAAAAGACACCAGAAACGAATCGCCCGATTCTGTGGTCAATGTGTCGCCAGATTCAGCCAACAACAAATCTAGCGTTTCAAACCCCGTGTAGCCGGACAGCCCGACGCCCGTCTGGCAGTCCAACTGCAGTCGGCGGTGCAGCGTGCGAAAGAGGTTGTTCTGCCCTGGCGCGAGCGCGCGCCACGACCGCAGCCACTTCTGCTCGGCGCCGTTGTCGGAAAAGTACGCCAAATCGTAGGCGTACAAGTTGCCGTTCTCAAAGTCGCCTACGACGGGTTCGCCGTTGAACCGCGCCTGGCAGTTGGATCGGTGGCGCTTATAGCGACCGTTGACCAACGCAGCGCGCTCATGCCACGCATTGGTGGCGGCGTCGTACACCCACGTCGTTTCGGCGCTCGGGAAGATAAGCACGTAGAAGGCGTGGCCGTCCTGCTGATAGGTGTACGCCAGCGCGTCCGACATGTCGGCGTAGCCTTGGATGGCGAACTCAACGGCGTGGGTGGACACCCGCACGCCCTGATAGCCCTGCGCCCGGTAGACGATGCCCTGCCCGCGCGCGTCGGCGCCAAGCCAAAACACGCTGTTGTCAAGCTTGGCGACCGAGTAGGGGGCGATGCAGCCAATCTCGTTGTATGCGCCTTGGATGCGCGTCAGCGGAAAGTCGGGGTCGCCCGAGTTGTACCAGACCTCAACCGAGTTGGTGCCGAACAGCCACACCTCTCGGTGATCGACCGCCAACGACACCAAGCCATCCGGCGAACCTTCGGCGCTAGCAAAGTCCAACGGATCGACGGAGAACCCGTCAAGCAAATCCGTCACCCACACCCGCTGGCTGTTCGGTTCGTTGAACACGAAGTAGCCGTCAAGGTAGCCGACGTTGACCGCGCCGGGGAAGTCCGGGTCGGTGATTTGGGCAAACGTTGCCGTGTGGAAATTGTAGATGAACCCGTCAGGGTTGCACGCGACGAACAGCTGCGTACCGTTGTCGGCCATCGACACCGGGCCGGAACCCGTGATGTCGCCCAACTTCGTCTGCGTCAGGTTGGCCGCGACCTTGTAGAACTCCGTGCCGCTCGCCACGTACACATCCGTGCCGTGCGCCCACAAACCACGGATGGGGCCGTTGCCGACTGTAGCGACCAGACGCAGCCCAGGACACCGCTGAAGGTACGCCGGCTCCTTTCCCCCCTCGGGGATAACTTCGGGGTACAGGTTGACCATCCGGTTGTCAGCCGCGTTCGGGCTGCGGAGGACATAGCTGCTACCGAGGATGGGGGTTTTCATGCGGCGACTACAAGCGTAGCGTCAGGAGGCCCAACGGTTGAACACCACACGCGCGCCGTTTGCAGCAGATCGCCCCGCAGGGATAGCCGCAATGGTGAACGTAGCGCCGGCCAAAGCCGAAATAGCCGACCAATGCGTAGTTCCGTCGTCAAGCAAGATGCCGCAAATGTCGCCGTTGGCAATAGACCCTGCCGCCGAAACCGTCGCGGAAGTGTTGCCGGCAGACAACGCGCCATTGAGCTTGTTTTCGTACTGATACGACACCCATCGCATAACCTTCGCGGTCTTGTCCCACACGGCAAAGTTGAACGGCGCGTAGCCGCGCGTCGGAGCGCCGTCAAGGACGGGCAGCGAGTACGGCTGTTGCGTTGCGTTTTCGGTGGGACCGCGCCCGAGCGCTTGCGTGAAGATGCTCGCGCCGATGGATTTGATAAGCCCGGCCGAAGAACTGATGATGCCAACGCGGATAAATTTGACTTCGCTGCGGCGCACAAAACCTGGAATCAAATCGTTAGCGCCCAAGCCCGTGCCGACCGTATAATAGCCATACGTAGTGTCGAACGTGGTCAGGTTGACTTGGCTGTAAAACGCGCCGCCAGCGCCTTCCGACAGCAGCGGGTTCTGGTTCGCGTCGTACACCCACACTAGCGGGCGCATCAACGCGCCGCTGTAGTTGGCATCCCATACCACCACATCGCCAAGCGAAACCGGAATCAAATCCGACATGCCGATAGTGGTGAACGAATCAACGGTAAACCCGTTGAGCGACGGCGTGATAAGCGCCGGCGAAGGCAGAGCAGTCAAACCGTTTGTAGTGGGCGCGATACGCTTGTTAGGCGCCGCGCAAGCGGTGGACGTGCCGACAATCATGCTGTTGGCATCCACCAAGAAAAGCGGCGACTTACGGAATTGCGTAGAGGATTCCGTCGCCACCATGTTGTTGCGACCGGAATCCGTCACCAAAATCGGCGTAGCGAACTGACCGTAGGTTACGCCAGACCAAGACGCAAGCACGGTGTTGCTGTACGCGCTTGAAGCAAACGTCACACCCGAAGAAGCGGCGACATCCTCAAACCGCGCGCCATACACGCTGTTGTTCGTGGTGTTGGTGAACGTCAGCGCAACCGCCGATCCCTCCATGCAAGGATGGAAGATTTTGTTGTGGTTGTGCGGGTAATTGACGCCCACAATGGACAGCTTCACTAGCCGGTCGGCATAAATGAAGTTCTCGTTGACGTAAGGCGTACCGCCCACACCGCCGTCAGTCAGTTCAAGCAGGGTCACCATGCCAGTGATGCGGAATTGGTTGTACGAAACGCCCCTATCTTCGCCCGCGCCTTCGGCGTAGAGCTGCGCGAAGTTGCACGCGCCAAGCGATACGAACGACTCCGACAAGCCGGTGATGCGCAGCACCGGGGATGCGGGCGGGGCGCCGAACAGGCTCGTCCCGTTGGTCACGTTCGCCAACCGGATGTCGCCGCCGCCAGAGTTGAAAAACCCGCCGACCGTCAGGGTGCCGGCGGCAACAAGGATGTTCGACTCAAAGTTGAGGCGCTTGACGCCGCGCAGATCGGTCGAGGAGCCGAGCCGAACGGTCATGCCGCTCGGACACCACAGCCCCTTGCCGCTGCTGATGGCGTAAGTCTTGGCAAGCAGCAGAGCCGCGCGGTCGTCAGTCACTCCGTCACCGACCACGCCAAAGTCCTTGACGCTCACCATGTCGCGCAGCCTATCTTGGATAGTCCGCGTCACGGCGCCGGCGCCCGCCTGGACAAAGCCCAACTGGTTTATCGCCGCGCGTTTGGTGTCACCGCCCTGATTGATAGGCAGTTCGCTCGTAGGGGCGACCGGCGACGTTGCGGCCGGAAGCTGCGAAATCTTGATGTTAGCCATGTCAGTAGTTTCCGGCGAAGATGTTGAAGCGGTTACGCCGCGCCATGAGGCTATACGGCATCGCCATTATGTCCTTGGGCGCGTTGATGCGCTTGATGTCGCGCTTGCTCGCCATAGCGATCCGTTGCACCTGCGGTGTCGGCTCCACGCCGAACTCCGGCGCAAGCTCCATCGCCAAGTTGTAGGTAAACGCCCGCAGATAGCCTGGCGGGAACGCCAATTCGGTCGTAAGCGTAGCCGGCTGCGTCAGCGGCTTGACCGAAATGAAGTGGAACTCTAGCGCGCGCGACGGCACCGGATAGACATGAATCGTCACGTCCGGGTAGGTCATATTGACCCACATGACCTGCGGGAAGGTGCTAGTGACCGTCTTGACCGCGATGTTGTTGTACTGCATCTCGTTCAGCAGTTTGATGCCATACGAGACATTCGTGGTCGGGTCGCGGAAGTAGGTGGCATCGTCAATCAGCACCGGACGGTCGGCTACGATGTTGCCGGTCGGGCCGAAAGTCTGCACGCGCTCGTTGACGGGCCACGTGTGGGTCTGGTCAAGGGTGGAAAACACGGCCAGACGCTCCGTGTTCCAACTGTCCACCATCTGGTCGAACGCCGCGAGGGCGTCTTGCGCCATCGCAGCGGAGGGCGTCTCGCTTTCCGCCAACACGCCAAGCAGGCGCAGCGCCCGAGTAATCTGATCGCCTGCCGTTGCCATGCGCTATTCCTCGGTCGTTCGGCGGCGCCGTTTGACCTCAAGGGTGTTCATCGGTTCGCCGTCCTGCACCGGCGCAGGCGGCTCCTGCGGGTCGTACTGCAACCACCCGTTACGCAAGTCGGCGGCCATTTCCATTTCGGAAATGGCCACCTTGTTGCCGTGCCGCGGATGGCGCAGGTAGAAGTGCATCAGGCCGGTGCGATGACGAGCGCGTAGACCGGGATAGTCACCGTGTTGGCGAGCGTGCCGGTAGCAGCCGCGCGGACACGCAACCGATCACCACGCGCGACGACGAGATTCGCCGCCGTGCCGTTCAGCGCCAAGTCGCGGCGACCGTTGGCGACCAGCGCCGAACCGCCCGTGACCTGCGTGGTGTTCGCAGCCGTAGCCGCAAGCACCGCCGTCGAACCCGCGCCGGCTTGGCCCAGGTTCGTGATGCTGAACGTAATGAAGTTGGTGTTGTTGGCCGCCAACGCATCCGCGCCCGAAAACATCGCCGCCGTAATCACGCCGTTGAAGGGCGCGATGATGGCGTTGTCGGTGTTGCCGGTCGTGGCCACGGTAACGCTGTGCGTCTGCACCACCGCACCCGCAAACAGACCGTTCTCGGTCAGCGCAGCGGGGGCGATAGTGGTGCCGGACTCAAGTGCCGGGTCGGCGTATGCAACGCCAACAGGCTTGGAATTGGGCATCGAAGTTCTCCTGATAAGGAGCGGCCCCCGCGTCGGTCAGACGCAGGGGCCGCAAGCCGTTACACGCGGTAGGCGACCCAAGTACCGTCAGTCACCTTGCGAGCGCGGTAGCGCCCCGAAGTGCTGATGGCGACCGTGGCCGAACCCACCACCGAGAAGCCCGTGCCGCCGTTAAGCGTCACCGCACCCGAGGCCGAACCCAGGTTGACGATGACGAACTCAAACGCCGAGTTGGCGCCCATGTTCGGCTCCGCCGCATCCATCAGCGCAGCGGTGGGCAGCGTGAAGCCGACCGCCGAAGCGTTGGTGGACGTGATAAGGCCGTTGACGAGATCGCTCGCCGCGAGGGTGACAGTCGTGCCGGTGTAGGCGACAGGCGCCAACTGCGGCGAAAACTGCACTTCATCGAAGTTGCCGTTGCCGACCTGGTAACCACCAGCTCCGTTTGCGATAGGCATGTTTGAAAATCTCCTGAAAGGGTTGGTGAATTAGCCCCAAACGCGCGCGGCGAGCTGCGGACGGATGACTCCGTAACCGTACAGCACGTCGATGCGGCAAGGCATCCGGTCGTTGTTGATGTCGTACTGGCGCACGATACGCAGGCTGATGCCGTTGTGAACCTGCCGCGAGGCCATGTCAACGCCCTGCGGAAGCAGGAGGTCGGCGGTGGCGAACGAAATCGCGTCCTTGTGGTACGCGAGGTTCTGCGGGTAGCTGGTGCTGGCGGCACCAACGAAGGTCACGACGGCGCTGTTCTGCGGGAACGAATCCACGGTGGCAAGCGGGTGCGACGAGGTGTAGATCGCCGGGCTGATCTTCACGTTCGTGAACGCGCTAGCCGCAGCCGTGTTGGCTTCGGTCACGACGAACTGCTGGAGCGAGCCGGTCGATTCGCGGGTCTGCGGGTTGACCGCAAACACGTTGGCGATGGTGAACACATCGCCCACCGCAAGGGTGTGGCCGGTCGTGCCGTTGAACGAAATGGTGCTAGCGCCCTGAGCCGACACCGTGCCGTTCACCGTGATGCTGCCCGAACGGGAACCCGTCACGAACTGCTTGATGGACTGCGACATGCCGATTTCGTCAAAGCCGAGGATGCCCTCGCCCATCATGCCGCCCTTGAACTGCTTGCTCACGGTGCTGACGGGGTTGAACAGGCCCTTCATGCCCTCGACCAAGCCGGCGTTGGCAGCCGGGTTGACCGTGAGGTAGCGCGGCGACATCGGCGCGGCAGCCTCGTTGAGCTTCTGGTTGGCCTGGAGCAGAACCAGCGAGGTCGCCGGCGTAGTGCCGGGGGTGCCGACCGACTGGTAGATGCCGTTGTAGGCGTTCGCCACATCGGCGTCCACGCTCGACGCAAGCTGCGAGATACGCGGCTTGAGGACGCGCTCCGCGAAGTCGTCCAACGACAGCGCAAGCTCAGCGGACGTGAAGTTCACGCCGACGTGCTTCTGGCTGGACACGGTGAGCGAGGTGAACTGCTCGTTGTCGGACTGCACCTGGAGGGCAGCACCGTCCGTCACCAGCGCACGATCCGGGAGACGGATGCGCAGGGTCGAGCCGATCTTGGCGCCTTCGACGGCGAACGAATCGTCGTACTGGCGGTTGACGTTGCGGGTGATCACCAGATTGTTCTCAAGGATCTCAAGAGCCTTGCGGGTGATCATGTCGATGGTAAGCAGTGAATTGGCCACGGATGTCTCCGAAAGTAAGGGTTAGCGGTTCCGCGCTTCCCACATCTTCTGCTGCCGCAGGCGCTCGGCTGCAATCCACTCCGACGTACTCATGTCCTTGATGGAGCGAGGGTCGGTCGTGTCTCTTGCCGGCGCACCTGTCGTCCGCGCCGTTACCGGCGTGATGGGGGGTGGCGCACTAGTCGTCTTGCGAACCGGGGCGGGGTTGTCAGCCAACTTCGCCTCAATTCGCCCAATCTCTTTGGCTTGCAGAAACGGTGCCAAGCGGGAGATACGGTCTGCTTCCTGGGGGTTAGACCCAAGGTAGTAGGCCACATCGGGGCCGACATCGGACGCTTGAATCGTCTCGGCCATCACGGTCGTGATTCGCAGCGAAGGGTTGTAGGCGACTTGCTCGAAGTCGTCGTACTTATCCCGCGCCGATTCCTCACGCTCCTGATACGCCGAAAGCCGGTCAATGCGTTCGCGTTCAGCCTCGCGTTGGGCGAGAAGTTCCGCGGCTTTGCGTTCGGCCAGAGCCTCCGCATACGCCTCGGGATCCTCGTCCTTGGGCGGCAACGGCGCGTCGGCTCGGGGAGCCTCGGGTGCCTTCACCGCCTGTTCGCGTTCCCACTTGCGCCGTTCACGCGCAAGCCTCTTACCTACCGCCGCGTCCAGTTCCTCTTGGGTAAAGGTCTTGGAGGCAGGTGTTTCTTCCGGCTTTGCCGCCGCAGGGGCAGCACCTTCGGGTTCCGGGGTCGCCGTGACTTCCGGTTCCAGCGCGGGAACTTCCCCCGCTACAGCTTCATTTTCGGACATGCGTGATCCTTGCGAATCCCTGGTCAACCGGGCCAGTACGGGTTACAGCATACGCTGTGGCGAAAAAGTGTCAAGCCTTCATTCGGGCGGCCATGTCCTGGAAGGACGCGACCTTGGCGTTGAAGGCCGTGCGCTCGGCGTCAAGCTTGGATGCCGCATCGGCAAGCGCCTGTTCCTTGGCGGCGGCGGCGGACTCTCGGGCAGCGACATCGCGCTCTCGGCCGGCGGCCGCGGTTTCACGTGAAACAAGCACCGCACGGGCGTCAGCCTCGGTACGGTCAAGCTCCTTCGCGCGCGCGTCCAGTTCAGCGGCCTTCGCCTTGCTCTTGGCATCCGCGGCCTTGGCGTCAGCGACCAGTTTGGCCGCCTGCTCCTTGGCTTCGGCAAGCTCCGCCGCCGCCGCCTCACGGTCTTTCAGCGCATCGTCAACGGCGGTGATTGCGCCCTGGCGCTTGCGCAGCTCGTCGCGCAGTTCGGTCAGACGAGCCAAGTCCAGCGGAAGCTGCCGGGTGTAGTAATCCACCGGGTCAAAAGCGGCGGTTTCGTTGGCTATGCTAGGCATGATGCACCCTTAAGCGTAGTAGCTGATGTTGAGGATGGCGCTGGCGGTCTGCTGGATGAAGCGAATCCGCGAGAGATCCCCGTCATACTGCAAAGTCACACCAGAAGCCAGCGGCATGCCGACCGTTGTAGTCGGGTCGGTGCCGTCATCGCGCCAACGGACGCCGGCGCCTTCGGGCGTGATGATGGCAAGCGTCGGCTTGGCCGACAGCCCGTTAGCGTCCCGCGTGGGGACGGTGAGCGAAACCGCACCGGACAGCGAAGTGATCTGCTGGTACCCGATGCAGGAAGTGATCGCCTTGAGATTGATGGCCATAGTCAGATTCTCCTGCGTTCTGTGAAGGAACGCAACCGGATCAAGTTTATATCAACTGCAACGGGTGGGGGAACCACACCGCCGCCCCAAGAGTTACCCCAAGACGTCGCCCAGGAATTACCCCACGTCTTAAAAAGGAAAGCCATTACAGCGGCCCCCACTCGTTGCCAGACTGACCGGTGCCCTTG